ATTATAGATATGAAGTATGTTTTATATCTAATTCTAATTGTTTCAGTTACCTCTTGTTCATTAGAGAAAAGACTAGCTAAATACTGTCCGCTGTGTACACAGAAAGACAGCACTGAAACAATCATTCAATATAAAGACACAACAATAACTATACCGGGAGAAACACTATATATCCAGGATACACTATATTGTGATTCCCTAGGTAATGTATTATCCAAACTTAATGGAGTTCTAAGAGACAAAGATGGTAAGATATTAAGCTTGCAAACCAAACTCCAAAATAATGTGTATACTTCAAAAGCTACTGCTGACACAATTGTTAAAGTAATTAAAGGCAATGATGTATATCACACTAAAGTAGTCACTAAAACTTCTAAGCCAGAAAGAATTAAATATATCCCTGGTTGGGTAATCTTTCTTGCTTATGTAGGAGGCATTGTGTTATTCATCTTGTTAATCTATATTTTATTTAAACTGATTTCAAGAAGACTACCATGAAAGCTAAAACAACTCTCTTTATTTTGTCTCTATTCTCTTTCTTTTCTCCAATAGAATTAAGTGCAATTCTATTAATGTCTGTAATCTTTGTAGACACAATAGTTAAACTTATATCACTTAAAAAGATAGCTTGCCAAGAAAATAAAAAGTATAAAGATGTTTTTAAATCTAAGTTGTTAAGAAGAGGATATATCTTTAAGGGTGCCGGTTACTATATCCTTGCTTTGGCTGTGTTTCCATTAGATTATTTTGGCTTTACACCATTTCTACAGACTATTCTAAAAGCAACCGGGTATGACATTGTAATTCCTACAAAAGCTTTCTTTACAAATATTCTTCTTTATATATTTGCTATTATAGAGTTATCTTCTATAAATGAAAACTGGTTTGATCTTACAGGAAACAATATATTTAAATCAGTACTTAAAGTAGTTAAGAACATAAGAGGAGGTATTGAGAAAATATCTGATACATATAAAGACATAAAGAACTGAACATGAGTTATAGTTTTTTACAAGAGGAAAAGTCTCCAAAGATATTAGTTCAAGCAGTAAAGCTTATTGGAACCAAAGAAGTTGTAGGTAAAAAACACAATCCAGTAATCTTAGAATGGGCTAAAGAACTTGAATTAGATAAAGTCTATACTGCAGATGAAATTCCTTGGTGTGGTTTATTTATTGCTTACTGTGCTCATAAAGCCGGTTTAGATGTTGTAGATAAACCTCTTTGGGCACTTAACTGGGCCAAATACGGTACTAAAGTAACTGAACCTATGTTAGGAGATGTGCTTACATTTAAAAGAGATGGCGGTGGTCATGTAGGACTTTATGTAGGAGAAGATAAAGATTGCTATCATGTACTTGGTGGAAATCAAGGTAACTCAGTGTCAGTATCAAGAATATTAAAATCAAGACTGTATCAAGCAAGAAGAACTGCATGGAAAGTTGCTCAACCAGCATCAGTCCGTAAAGTATTATTAGATGCAAAAGGTACAATCAGTAAAAATGAAGCATAATGAAATTTAGAAATAGTTGGACAGCAATAGCTAAACAGTGGGATAAAGTAATCATTAGATTAAGAATTTCTTCACTAGATATATTTGCTCTTGAAGTAGATTTATCAAGACACTTTTATTTAATTACAATATTAAACTTAACTCTTAAAAATAGATAAGATGAAAGATAGTAAAAATCAAATGATCAGATCAATGAAGAGTTTTGAAGTAGGTGGGGCTTCAGATGACTCTTGTATGGAAGAATATATTGGTGCTGATGGTAAAAGACGCAGAAGAAGAAAACACAAATGTGGTGCAGGTAAAACCAAGAGAGTTTTTTCAGCTGGAGAAATTGGAAAAGGTGTTGCTAAAGTAGCAGCTGGAACAGCAGCTGTAATAGGTGGTTTAGCTGCTAATAAAAAATATGGTCTTGTTGATAAGGCTAAACAAGCATTAGGTATGAAGAAAGGTGGTACTGTAAAAAGAACTGCTAAGAAAAAGTAATATTACTTAAACTACTATAATCCAGGTACTTTCTGTGCCTGGATTTTTTATTTAAACAATATACATTTAAACTTATTTTGTATATTTGTTCTAAACCAATAAATAATTTATCATGGAAAACCAACAAGAAAGAGAGTTTACAGCTGAAGAATTAGCTGCTCAAAAAGAACAAATGCTTCAATTCTATACCGAATCTGTTCCATATTTAGAAGCACAACTTAAATATGAGACATTACTCATGCAGATTGATGAGGCAAGATTTAAAAGAAATAGTATTCAGATGCAATGGGCTATGATGATGCAAGCTCAACAAGAAAGCACACAAGAAGATACATCTGATAACAATTTTGATACTGAATCTAGTATACCTGAGCAACCTAAAAGAAAGTTAAGAAAAGAGTAATCATGGCTATAGTAAATCAAGTACAGAAACGTGTAAGAATGCCAAAATGGGATATTGTTAAATTCCAAATACTTGTGCATTGTTATATAAATAGAATCACAATGAGTGATTCTGATTTAAACTGTCTTACTTTACTAAGTCTTAATTCTCCTATTGAACTTACAGAATTTTGCTATGAAGCTTCTTCTGAAGAAGAGCCAATATTTAAGTCTCCTCAAACTGTAAGAAATTGTATCAATAAAGCAGAAAAAAATGGATTAGTAATAAAAGATCCTAATAATAAAAAAATTATTGCAATTGATCCAGTTTTAAAAGTACAAACTGAAGGTACTGTTTTATTAGATTATAAATTCTTAGGAAATGAATCCAAAGAAGTCCAGTAAATTATATAAGACTGTTTCAGAAGATTTAAATATAAGTGAATCACTTGTTGAGAATTTACTTGAATTATACTATAAAGAAGTTAGGCAGTGTATATCTAGTTTAGATCATACCAGACTAAACGTAACTGGATTAGGACATTTCTTTGTAAAATCTCAAAAAGTAAAAAAAGATATAGTAAGTATTTCTAGAATTCTTAAAAATCATGATGTTTCTACTTTTAAAGCATACTTTAATAAAAAAAATTATGAAGAAACTCTAGCTAAATTAATAGTGTTAGATAAAGAACTAGATGAGCAAAAACAGTTAAAAATTAATTATAAAAATGAAAGCAGCACTAAGAGCAATTTGGGAGAACAAGACACAAATTCTTGAAGGTATTAAAAACTCAGTTATTAGAGATGAGTTTGTAGAAGATGTAGCCCGCATGAGATATGATGTCTGTGATGACTGTCCCAGTAAAGGAAAGAAGTGTGCAGTAAAAGGTACAGCCCCATGTTGTAATGAATGTGGTTGCTCATTAACTTTTAAAACAAGATCTCTTTCTTCAGAATGCCCTCTTGGTAAGTGGCAAGCAATTGCTACAGAAGAAGAAGAGGATGCATTAGATAACCTTAAAGATTAATATTATGCCAAGTTCAAATCATCCAGGAAGTATATTAGTAAATGATCCTACTCAAGTTATAAATACTATACCTGATACTGCTCATAGTGCTCAAGGATTGTGGAGTCAAATAAATTCTAGTGGTAATACTTTCCTAGATCCATATGCAGACATTTATGCAAGAATAGACAAACTAGAACGTAATGAAAAACTATTAAGACTAAAAATACTTGGTCTTGAAGGTAAGTTTGATAAAGAAGAAGTTGTTAATCTCCGCAAGATGATTATGTCAGAAGATGAAGCAGCAAGAACATTAGCAGACTCTATAATTGAAAATGTATGATAAACTGGTCAGATTTTGAATCTTTTGTCACAGATGGGATAGCAGCTCAAGGAAAGCAAATTCATCTGTATACTGGAGCTCATGGAGCAGAAATGATATCACATGCATTTGCTGTAAGAAATGCAGTAGACTATGTGGAATGGATGGAAGAAAAGAAAAAAGTTGACTCTGATACAGCAAAGAATTTAACTTCAATGCTACAGTCAGAAGATATAGAAAATTTTAACATAGCACTCCTTGCTATAGAACACATGAGAAATGAGTATAGTATTTAACGCAGATGATCACAGTTATGTTAGTGTAGATCCAAATGATCAGATCAAATGGACTAGTGTAACTACATTGATATCTAGTTTAAAGAAACCTTTTGATGCAAAGAAAGTAGCAGAGAGAGTTTCTAAGAACAAGAAATCAAAATGGTATGGTATTGATCCTAAAACTATTGTGCAGATCTGGGATAATGAAGCTAACAGAGCTACTACACTTGGTACATTCTACCATAACCAAAGAGAAGCTGACTTATGCTCATTAGCATCTATTGAAAGAGAGGGTGTTGTTGTTCCAATATTTAAACCATATGAAGAACCAAATGGTTTAAAAATAGCACCTTCACAAAAATTAGAACCAGGAGTATATCCAGAACATATGGTCTATCTCAAGTCAGCAGGCTTGTGTGGCCAATCAGATTTAGTTGAAGTAGTCAATGGTAGAGTTAATATCATTGACTACAAGACTAATAAGGAGATTAAGACTGAATCTTTTAAAAACTGGGAAGGCATGACAGAAAAGATGCTTGACCCAGTACAACATTTAGATGACTGTAACTTTAACCACTATGCTCTACAGCTTAGTGTTTATATGTATATTATATTAAAGCATAACCCTAAATTGCAACCGGGTAAGATATTTATTCATCATATTATATTTGAAACAGATGGTGAAGATCAATATGGTTATCCTATTGCTAAGTTAGATGCTAATGGAGAACCTATTGTAAAAGAAGTAATTCCTATGCCGGTGCCTTATCTATATGATGAGGTAATCTCAGTAATTAACTTTATGAAAGAGTTTCCACATTTAATTAAAAAGAAATGATTGTAAAACTATTTGATGTTCAGAATGGTAAAGTAATTCCAACAGAACATTGCTATACACTTAAGGCACTTAAAGATATCATGGATAACTATCCAGAAGATTATCTTAAAATATACATGTATCTCTTTTACATGACTTGTCCTAATCCAGATATGAATCCATTCTTTCATACACCTGAGATTGATAAAGAACATCTTATACTAAAAGAGATAGAAGCAGAATTTTCTACAGAGGATGATGATATACATACAGCTTTATTATTCTGCCAGAGAATGTATGAAACTCCTACATCTAGAGCATACAAAGGTATGGCATCTATGTTAGATAGATTAGCTAGGTATATGGAGACTACACAGATTACCGCAGGTAGAGATGGTAATATTAACTCTCTTGTAGCTGCAGCAAAGAACTTTGATCAGATTAGAGCATCATTTAAAGGAGTCTATAAAGATCTTCAAGATGAACAGTCTAGTAAAGTAAGAGGTGGAATTGGAATGGCCTATGATCAATAGTATGAAGACAATAATTCATGTAAACCAACATAAGATCAAGAGTAATTCTAAGAATAATACTCAAGAACCTGTTTTAACTTGTAAAACATATAAATCTAATGACTATGCTCATGAAGCAATTATATGTGATAAAAATGGTGAAGAAGTTGCACGTATAATTTATAAACCAAATGACCCACTAAGTTGTGGCGCAAAAGTTTGGATTGAAACAAACAATGAGGTAAAACTTATTACTCATGAGTGAAATCTATCAAGACATACCAACCTATGATAACGGACAATGGACAACAACAAGCTTTGAATCCAGACAGGACTTCAGTAACTTCATATTTGGGGTTTTCAAAGAGCCTGGTAAGTACGGCTTCAATGAAACTACTAATAAGATATTTGTATCAGAGTCAGACAAGTTTAGAAGAGATGGAGTATATTGCACAGCCCCCTTCAAATCCAAAGACTTTATAGCTTATTGGGATGACCAAAAAGCAAAATGCAGAAAAGGCATAATAGTAAAAGAAGGGGATAACACATGGTTTCTTGCAAGAGAATACTATATGTGGTTAAACTTTTTACCAATCTTTGATAAAGAACAACAGAAGTTTGGTTTTGCTAAAATTAGGGATGCTCAGTATCATATGGCTCTCTATGAACTATTAGCAGAAATAAACTATAAACATGTTGCTATCTTAAAGAAACGTCAGATTGC